TGTAACAACCGATGAATCACAACTTGTTTGCGTGTATGGTGCCGATTATGAAGACGATCCATTTAAGGAGGAGACATGGATTAAATCAAATCCAAATTATAACATATCAATTGGTAAACGCGCTTATGAAAAGGAAGCGGCCAAAGCAATGGTGAGCGCATCAAGTCTAAACTCATTTAAAAGATACTACCTAAATATTTGGACTCAGTCAAAAGATGGGTGGATAAACGATGAGATTTGGAATGCAAGCCAATGGGAGATGGATGAAAGTATTTTAAAAGATTACCCGTGCTATGGTGGATTAGACCTTTCTTCACGCTCAGACATCACGGCATTCAGTTTAGTGTGGCAAATCGAAGACAAATACTATTCAAAGAACTGGTTCTGGCTTCCAGAGGACAAAGGAACACAATCAGCAGACACAAACAACATTCAGTACCGTGAATGGGTGCGAGATGGCCATATTGAAGAAACAAGCGGAAATGTGGTAGATTATGATTTTATTATTTACAAACTTGGTGAATTAAACAAATTATATCAAATTAAGTCAATTGCTTACGATAACTGGAACAGTCACCACATTGCACCGCGCTTAATGGATGAGGGCCTTGATTTAATTGAATTTAGGCAAGGATTTAAAAGTATGAATGCACCTACAAAGGAAATGCAGGCCGCAATCGAAAGCCGAAAGTTTAACCACTTTGGGAATCCGGTGTTGAGATGGATGGCAGGCAATGCAAGTGTCAAAAGCGATCCAGCAGGAAACATAAAACTTGAAAAGGATTTTAAAGCGCCAAGCAAAAAAATAGATGGATTGATCTCTAATATAATGGCTTATGGCCTATGGTTAGACAGCCCAGAAGATACTAATAGTTATTTAGAACAAGGAAATTTATACATAATATGATACTTACAGAACCAGTTTACAATGTACTCAATTACAAAAAGAATTTTGATTTTATTTTTTTACAAATGTTAAAAAACAACAATCAAGAAGATGCCTATGATGCTGCACTTGATTTAGTTCGGGAATATGCACCTAATTTCAAACATTACAAAGACTTTGATTCGTATCGGGTTGTTTTGGCAAATAGTCAAGATAGGGGGCCGGTAGTAAGCAATTACAAACCAAATCTTGACATTCCTATGGATGTGATTGATGCTATTTGCACGGGAATAGATGAACTATTTCATAAACACCTTAAAAGGGTAAAAGTGCGCAAAATGGCTTATGATGCGTGTGTGAAAGAAATCAATGTTTACTTCCCACACTACAAGCCACACAAAAACTATCAAAGCTATAAAGCAAGCGAAAGTATCCGGCACAAGAACAAATCAATTGAAAACAAAAAACGTTTAGTTAAAAAAGTAAATGTGGCAAAATTGCCATAATTAAGAATTATTCTATTTTCTAAAATGGTCGAATTTGACCACTTTAGAATATATTTGTATTAATAACGAAAAATGTATGGTGCGTTGCTGCACCAACTT